TGCGGAAAAATAATGTATATTCCCACATAGTTGACTTAACGCATGGCAACAGGAAAAAGACTGACAGGATAATCTGGAGTCTCCAAGGAAGGTTTGAGCATGGGCGTATTGTGCTGAACTCTGAGGAGGATTGGGATGAATTCAAAGATCAACTCTTGATGTTCCCTGCCCAAGGTGTTCACGATGACTTGCCTGATGCTCTCTCCTACATTGACCAACTGGCTGTTACCTCATACTTCCAAGATGATGATGAAGATGAGTGGGAACCGCTAGACATAATTTCAGGATTCTAAATGGCAACTGACAAACTAGAACAAAGCGAATTTTATGAGCCTACTGAGGCTGATAAAGAGTTGACCGATTTCATTACTAGCCACTGCGATAAGTGGAGAGATTGGCGAGATACAAACTTCCTCCCTGATTACCTAGAGTATGAGCGTATTTTCCGAGGTCAGTGGGCTTCTGAAGACAAGACCCGTGAGTCTGAGCGTAGCCGTATTGTTACCCCTGCTACCCAACAAGCTGTTGAGACTCGCCATGCTGAGATCATGGAAGCTATCTTTGGTCAAGGCGACTTCTTTGACATTGAGGACAATATCCAAGACATAGGTGGGAACCCTATAGATGTTGAGTTGATTAAGGCTCAACTGATGGAAGACTTCAAGAAAGACAAGATCAGAAAAGCTATCGATCAGATAGAGTTGATGGCTGAAATCTATGGTACAGGCATTGGCGAGATTGTCGTAATGACTGAGACAGAGTATGTTCCCTCTACTCAGCCAATCCCTAATCAACAAGGTCAAGCGGCTATTGGTGTAATGCAAAGAGACAGGATTGCGGTCAAGATTTCTCCTGTAAATCCAAAGAACTTTTTATTCGACCCGAATGGTGTTTCTGTAAACGACTGTATGGGCGTGGCTATTGAGAAATACGTCTCAATCCACAAGATTGTAGAGGGAATCGAGAAAGGCATTTACCGCAAGGTAAACATCACGCCCACCTACGAAGACACTGACTTAGAGCCTACCCAAGAGGTTAGCCAGTACCAAGATGAGAAGGTACTGTTGTTAACATACTACGGGTTAGTACCCCGCGAGTACTTGAACAACATGAAGGAAAACAAAGACATTGTTGATTTGTTTCCTGAGAATTCAGCGGCAGAAGATTATTCGGACATGGTTGAAGCCATTGTTGTGATTGCCAACGATGGTATGTTGTTGAAGGCTGAAGAAAACCCTTACATGATGAAAGATAGACCTGTGTTGTCCTACCAAGACGATACAGTTCCAAACCGCCTGTTGGGGCGAGGTACAGTGGAAAAAGCCTTCAATATGCAAAAAGCTATTGATGCTCAGACTCGCGCTCACTTGGATTCGCTTGCTTTAACCACTGCCCCTATGGTTGCAATGGATGCCACACGTTTACCCCGTGGTATGAAGTTCGAAGTTAAGGCTGGTAAAGCCATTCTTACCAATGGAAACCCCAATGAAATCTTGTATCCATTCAAGTTTGGTCAGAGTGACCCCAATAACCTAGCAACTGCCAAAGAATTTGAGCGTATGTTGCTTCAGGCTACTGGTACTCTTGATTCACAGGGCATGGTTAGTAACGCATCCCGTGATGGTGGCGGTATGTCAATGGCTGTTGCTTCTATCATCAAGAAATACAAGCGCACTTTGGTGAATTTTCAAGAAGATTTCTTGATTCCGTTCATCAAACAAGCGGCTTTTCGGTATATGCAGTTTGACCCAGAGCGTTATCCTTCTGTGGACATGAATTTTGTACCTACTGCTACCTTGGGCATCATTGCTAGGGAGTACGAACAGCAACAATTTATTGGTTTGTTGCAGACTCTTGGCCCACAAACCCCTGTTTTGCCAATTATTCTCAAAGGTATCTTGGCTAACTCTAGTTTGAGTAACAGATTTGAGTTGATTGCTGCTTTGGATGAGATGAGCAAGCCTAATCCTCAAGCACAGCAGATGCAACAACAGCAAGCAGAGTTGGCAATGCAAGCAGCACAGGCAAATATTGCTGTTCAGACTACCCAAGCTGAAGAAAACAAGGCAAATGCTATCAAATTAGCTGTTGAGGCTCAGTTAATGCCGCAAGAAGTACAAGCTAAGATGAGTGCATCTTTGACTAAGAATCTACCCAATGAAGATGATGCCAATCAGAGGGAATTTGACAAAAGAGTCAAGATTGCTGACCTGATGTTGAAGGAAGCAGACATCAAGAACAAGTCTAAGATTGTTGAGTTGCAGATGGCAGATAAGCAGAACAAGGTTTCTGGTATGGAATCAGACTTTCTTGAGCAGTTGTCTCGTCAACTAAGTGCTGGACAAACAGGAATTCAATAATGGATGTCGAAAGCCTAGCCAAAGAGTTAATTCTTAAGAACATGACTTCTGAACAGCAGATGGCTGTTTTGGATTCTGTTCGTGAGTCTGTTGCTCAAGCCAAAGAAGTGCAAAAGCGCAAGATTGGCGAGAATGTTGATCTTGTTGTCCAAGCACTCAAGAAGATTGAGTCTGACATTAGCACCCGATTTGAAGCAGTTGGCAACTCTATTGAGAAACGAGTCTTGTCTATCAAAGACGGGCGTGATGGCTCTAATGGTAACGATGGGCGTGATGGTAAAGATGGCAAGTCAGGCAGAGATGGTCTGAAGGGCGACAGAGGTGTTGACGGGCAAGCTGGTCGTGATGGGGTAGATGGAGTTGATGGTGTATCAGTAGTCAACGCAAACATTGACTTTGATGGCTCTTTGATAATTTCTTTGTCTGATGGCAGAGAGATAAATGTTGGTGAGGTTGTGTCTCCCGATATTGCTGAGAAGATCAAAGTCATCAGCACAATGTCCACCAATGCAGCTATTGCTATCAAGGATGAAGGTACATCTATAACCAGTGCAGTTAAGAACATTAACTTTGTTGGCGCAACAGTTACTGCTACCAACTCAGGAGATGATGTAACTATTAACGTGAGTGCTGGAACAGGCACTGTTACAAGTGTGGCGGCTAGTGGTGGCACAGGTATTAGCGTCAGTGGTAGTCCAATTACAACTACTGGCACTTTAACGATTACCAACACTGCACCAGATCAGACTGTTAGTCTGACTGCAAGCACAGGTATATCAACAAGTGGCACTTATCCTAGTTTCACAATTACCAATAGCGCACCTGACCAGACTGTTGCTATAGCTGCTGGTACAGGTATCAGCACCAGTGGGACTTATCCAAACTTTACTGTTACCAATTCTGCGCCAGATCAGACTGTTGCTTTGACCCAAGGCGGGACAACAACAATCACTGGAACTTATCCCAACTTCACCATCTCCTCTGCTGACCAGTTCCAAGGAACAGTTACCTCTGTAACAGGTACTTCTCCAGTTGCATCTAGCGGTGGCGCTACTCCTGCTATATCCTTGTCTGCTGGTTATGGAGACACGCTTAATCCTTATGCTTCCAAGACTGCAAACTTTGTCTTATCAGCACCAAATGGGAGTGCTGGAGTACCAACATTTAGGGCGGTTGTTGCCGCTGATATTCCTACTTTAAATCAGAACACTACGGGTACGGCGGCATCAACACCCAAGTTATTAACTACCAATTTTACTATTGAGGAATCAGGCGGTAAATTGATATTTAAAAATGGAGCAACAACAATTGCATCAATGTCATCAACGGGAATCATTACATCTGCGGCTAATATTGTTGCAAATGGAACACCTTAAAGGAAAGTAAATCATGGCACAAATTACACTTAATTCAACAGGCGTAGCCAGTAATGGCGCTCTTGTTTTACAAAGCAATGGAACTACAGCCGCAGTCAATGTTAGCACCGCACAAAATGTGGGTATTGGTGTTGCGCCTAGTACAAACTCTGCAAATACTTCCATTGAAATTAATAAAGCAGGAAATGGTCTTAGCGTTTTTAGTAACACTGATTTTAGAATATCTCGAAATGTATATGACGATGGCGCTAAGTATGCAAGAAGTGGAGAAACGGCGCTGACATACATATTAGGTAATGGTACTTTTGCATGGTACAACGCCCCAGCAGGCACAGCAGGTAACGCCATAACTTTCACCCAAGCAATGACGCTTAATGCCAGTGCTCAACTATCAATTAACACTACTGCGCTTGCTACAGGATGTAACCTTAATGTATTGGGTGGCATTAACTCTACAAACGGCGGGTTAAATGTTGCGGGTAATGGTGGTTTTTATAATGGAGCAAACAAGTTTGGTGTAGACAATAGCGCTGGTGCAACACGGATGTATTCCAGTGGTGCAAATAGCTCAACCCGTGGAAGTTATGAGTTTCACATTACTGATTCAGTGGGCACTCTTGATAATACTGCAATGGTGCTTGATGCCAGCGGTAACTTGCTGGTGGGGACTACGGGTACATTAATATCTTCTGCGTCAAGAATTAGGGTTACAACAGGTAGTGGCCCTACTCTTGATGTTCAGCAAACTGGCGGGGCTGGTACATCCTGTGGCGCATTTTGGAATACCGCAACTTCTGGTGACAACATATTCCATTTGTTTTACACAGAGGCGGGCGGGACATTTCGTGGCTCAATTACATACAACCGAGCAGGTGGTCTTGTTGCTTACAACACAACATCGGACTACCGTGCCAAGGATATCAGCGGCTCTATAACTGATAGCGGTGCTTTGATTGATTCAACTCCTGTTTATATGGGCAAGATGAAGGGCGCAACACAAGAGCGTCCAATGTTCATTGCTCACGAAACACCCGAGTATGCACACACTGGTGAAAAAGACGCAGTAGATGCAGACGGAAATCCTGTGTATCAGCAAATGGATGCCTCTGCTCTTATCCCCTTAATGTGGGCTGAAATTCAATCTCTCCGCAAACGCCTTGCAGCCGCAGGCATCTAATCTTTAACTAAGGAAAACCATGACCACAACTTACACAATCAACCAACTTGACCGCAACACCTCTGACGGATTTGTCACTACAGTGCATTACAACGTCACAAAGGTAGATGGTGAATTCTCTGCATCCACCTACGGCACTGTCAGCTTTGAAGCTGGTACACCAACAACCCCCTACGCATCTTTGACCAAGGCTCAAGTTATTGAGTGGGTAAAAGACAAGCTAGGCGAGGAAGTAATTGAGGCTTCTTTGGCTTCTCAGATTGAATCAAAGAAAAACCCCGTAACCGCAGTAGGTGTGCCTTGGAACTAAATCTAACTTTGACTGCTGATGAAGTAAATGCCATCCTCCAAGTGCTTGGAGATTTGCCCACCAAGACGGGGGCATATCCTTTGGCGATGAAGATCAAGGGACAGGCAGAGGCACAGATTCCACAAGAAGAGCCAAAGAATGACTCCTGAACTACAGCGTTACTATGAATCCCGATTTGACATGATGTCAACAGAGGGATATAAGGATTTGTGCATAGATATTGACAATATGATAGAGTCACTCAATAATCTAAGCGTGATTCCTGATGAAAAGACCTTGATGTTCAAAAAAGGTGAACTTTCCATCTTGACTTGGCTGAAAACCTTGAAAGAGGTCAGCGAACGAGCCTATGAGGAATTGAATGAAAAGAATGTTTGATTTTGCCTGTGAAAACGGGCATAAAACTGAAAGACTTGTTGATTATGAGACAACAAGTTTTAGATGTGAGTGCGGAGAAACAGCCAACCGCACTTTGTCTGCTCCTAACTTCAAGTTAGAAGGGTGGTCTGGTTCTTTCCCGTCAGAGCATGGGAAGTTCGAGAAAAAACACCTAGATCAACTGAAGTGGGAGCAAAAGCACAACTCACAAGCGTAAGCCGAGTTGAATGTCCTAGAACCGATAACGGCAGGAAAAGGAAGAAATATGTTGATTGACAATGAAGATGAGACGCTAAGTGAGTTAGATGCAGTCGAGCAAAAGAAGCAACTACCTGTTGTAGAACCCTTATCCGAGATGCCTGAGAAATACAGGCAGAAATCTTTGGAAGAAGTGGTCAAGATGCACCAAGAAGCTGAGAAGCTGATTGGCAAGCAAGCGCAGGAAGTTGGGGAAGTGCGAAAGTTGGCAGATGAACTCATTAAGCAAAACCTCTCCTCTAGGCAACAACCTATTGAAAAAGAGCCAGAAGTAGATTTTTTCGAGAATCCACAAGAGGCAGTTCGTAGAACAGTTGACAACCATCCTGATGTACTTGCGGCTAGACAAGCTGGTCAAGAGTTCAGAAAGATGCAGATTCAGCAAAAGCTGGCGCATGAGCATCCTGATTTCGGTCAGATTGCTCAAGATACAGACTTTGTGAATTGGGTGAAATCTTCACCTATTCGCCTTGGTTTGTACGCAAAAGCTGATGGTGAGTTTGATTACGACAGTGCAAACGAGTTGCTGAGTACCTATAAGCAGTTGCGTGGTGTTAAGGCTAAACAGACTTCAGATGCAGGGGAAACCCAGCGCAAGTCAAACCTTAAGGCGGCAGGAGTTGATGTAGGTGGAAGTGGGGAGTCTGGAAAGAGGGTCTACAGAAGGGCTGATCTAATTCGGCTGAAAATGACCGACCCAGATCGTTATGAGGCGTTAAGCGGAGAAATCATGCAAGCGTATCAAGACGGCAGGGTCAAATAATTTAACCTATCGTTTTTTGGAGATTCAAAATGGCAACCTCATTTTCCCCCAGTAATTCAGTTACTGTAACCACAGCAGACAAGTTCATCCCTGATATTTGGAGTGATGAAATTGTAGCTGCCTACAAGAAAAACTTGGTTCTTGCGAACCTCATTATGAAGATGAACTTTAAGGGCAAGAAGGGTGATGTAATTCACATTCCCGCACCTACCCGTGGTTCTGCTGCTGCTAAAGTCGCTGAAACAGCAGTCACTTTGATTGCCGCTACAGAGACTGAAGTTCAAGTTTCTATCAACAAGCATTACGAATACAGCCGTTTGATTGAAGATATTGTCGAAGCCCAAGCCTTGAACAGCTTGCGTAACTTCTACACATCTGATGCTGGTTACGCTTTGGCTAAACAAGTCGATACTGACTTGGTTCAGTTGGGTCGCTCTACCAATGGCGGTGCTGGTACTAATGCTTACGCAACTGGTGCGTTCATTGGTGGTGATGGTACTACTGCTTATGTTGCCGCAAACAACAATGAGTCAGCATTGACCGATTCCGCTATTCGCCGCACCATTCAGCGTCTTGATGACACTGATACCCCAATGGATCAGCGTTTCTTTCTGATTCCTCCCTCAAGCCGCAACACTCTGATGGGTCTGGCTCGTTACACTGAACAAGCCTTTGTTGGTGGTACAAACAGTACTATCCGCACTGGTGAAATCGGTAACTTGTATGGTATTCCTGTCTTTGTTTCAAGCAATTGCGACACAGGTTCAGGTACTAA